CACATACAACACGGAAGTCTGTGATACCTCTTCGACCCCTGATCTCACGCAACAGAGGTTCGACAACGTTCACGAATTCTGCACGAGTAAACTCGTCGTTGAATTCAAACAGGATGTTCTTCGCAGCGGCAGCGATTGAACGCTCCAGTGCAAGGAACAATCTACGAACGTTGATTCTGTCGAATGCAGAAGGTCTGTTCTCATGGGTTTTATCCCCGAAGAGTACGATTGCAGCGCCAGGAATGTTGGCGATGGGGTTAATACCCGCCTTATACAATGTATCTCTCTGAGTCTTGTTAGGAGTAATTGCAAGATCGGTTACACCGACATAATTACCTCTACGTTGACCAGCAGGGGAGAACCAAGGAGCGGCCACCGCATCTGTTGCAGCCATAAGACCAGCAGTAGATGATGCAGCAGGAATGAAGACATACTTGTCATTGTACTTGTCGAAAACCTTGAGGTAGTTGTTATCGACTACTAGGTACGATGAGTTTGTCAAACTATTTGCAAACGTAACCGCATTGGAAACCGCAGTGCCAGCGGCGACACCAACAGTATCATTACGCTTAGGTGAAGTCACGACAACACAGTCTTTACGAGTCTGTTGTGCGATACCGTTAAGATCATTGACAATAGTAACAGCGTCACTGTCATTCACTGATCCGTTACCTACAGGTGAGATCAGGAAGTCTACTGTGACGTTCTCTGTATCTTCAAACAAGTCGAATGCAGTACCAATATCACCAGCGGTGAAGTCAGTGTCATCTGCACCATTCGAAAGTTTGATGAGTGCGTTATTGTCTGAGTCCCAATTCAACCATCCAGAAGTTCCTGTACTAAAGTTAGTAGCGGAATCTACTTCAGGAGTGGTTCCCCAGTACTGACCAATACCCTGTCCACCAGCAAGAGTGGAAGAGAATGCAGAGTCACCATCAAAGTAACCAGACATTCTGATATATCCAGAAGACTGGTTGATGGCGTCTACCACGTACTGTGGTTCACCTTCTGTAGATACCGCACCTTTTGCAACTGAAAGGTGTGGGAAGGTTTCGAGTACCGAGCCAGGCGTACCTGTGAATTCACCCTTGCGGTCAATAACCGCAACGTGGATTTGATCCAAAGTACCTGAACGATCTGTCGCCCAAGAACTTGAAGTGGGTGCACGGTCAAAGGAACCACGATAGTCCCATTGATTAAAGTAACGATCTGCACTGTCGGCAGGACAGAATGTTACTGAAAGTCCGTTACCCAAAGCGCCAGGGAATCTCGAAATGAATGCACCAGAGTTATTGGTGGATGCATTGAGAGAACTCTTGACTGTGGTATCGAAGTGATTAGTGTTTTTTACTACGATGTTGTCTCCGGAGTCACTGGTGTTCACATCCGCGGCATAACCGGAATGTGCGTTTTTAGAACCATTGTGACCACGTACAACAAACAACGAGTTTGAGTACTTTAAAAAGTACACGGCAGACAAAAAGTCTGTCGCATGATCTTCATTAGGTGCGGCGAAAACTTGCACTAGACCAGCTTCATCTGCTACTAGTGTGCGTTCCTCTGCCGGGCCCCAACGAAACTTACCTACAAACGCACCAGTCGAAGTTGTGACATTAGGAGCGAATCCTGAGAGGTCGATCTCTTTGACTGTGATTGCAGGAGAAGCAGACGGTGTGGTTAATGCCATGACTGTTTTCCTTTTTTCGTTTACAAATTATGAGTTTAACATGATACGGGTCTATTCAACACTTTTATTTATAAAAAGGGAGAATTTCACCAGTTATCCTGTTTCCAGACTTGCCACTCATTTTCTATAATCGGTTCCTCAACTATATTTTCTAATCCAGTATCAACAAAACCGAATGGGGGTACATCGTCTTCGATCTCCTTCATTCTTCTTTCAAATAACATCTGTTTGATGTTGATGTCGGTCATATCTGCAAAGAATTGCGTTGAGACAAAATACCCAAACAGTACTAAGTTCATCATGAGATCATCGTGGTTTCCTTCAGACGCCTCATAAGACTGACCCTTCGATACGAACGTCGATATCTCTAGTATGGTATTCTCATCAACAATTTCCAACTTGCGGTTTTCAAGGATGTCCTTGATTGCAGAACAGCCCAGACGTTTGACCTTACGGTTCATTTCAATACCAATACCAGACGCTTTTACTGAACTGGTAACGTGAACATTCTCATACTCCAAGTCATGATATAATCCATTACATACCACCGAACCCGCATCATTTGATTCAATTACTACGTATGCGTTGTTGTAGAGATTCGAATACTTATAGATAAAGTTGGGTAAGAGAATTGGAGATATAGTGTTACAGCGATAAACCGCAACCTGTTTAAAAGGTTGGACCGATATGTCGATTACGTTAAACGTAGAATAATCCTGCCCTCTACCTTTTGATACATCTACTAAGGTGATGTATTCGTGACCCTTTTGAGGGGTCTGATATACCAAGAAGTTCCCACCTTCGAGAACTTCAATTGGCGGTTTTGATCGAAAGTCAAGCAGAGTCTCTGCATTGATTAAAGTATCACCCGTCCCGAAAAATGTGTTCCCGAACTCCTGATCAAACTGGAGTTGAGATGTATTTGATATAGTCTGTTTCTTCCACTCCTCATCACGGCCTGGCACATCCCACCAGTTTACTGTGAATGCCTGATACTCATTAACTTTTTGTACCGCCCCTTCCCATATCTTGTGGAAAGTGTTTCCGATACCGTTTGCAGTAGATGTGATGACAACCTTTGTGTCCTTTCCAGAAGAGATGACAGGGTAGGTAGAAGTATAGAATTCAGAAGCCCGTTCAACGAAAGCAAACTCATCAAGAAATAGAAGGTTAACAGACATACCACGGATAGAACTGCCACTGGTAGCAGCAGCGATAATACGACTATTGTTGGAAAATTCGATGCTACCTTTGTTGAGTGCTTTGCAGCCCGGTTGGAGAAAGAAAGGTAAATTTTCAAGGGCGAGTGTAACACGCGCTAACATCTCCCTTGCAGTTGAACCCTTGTTTGCAAGAATTGCAATAGTCTTTTCGGGATGAAAGATTGCATACCATAGAAGGTAGACCACAGACGAAATAGATTTGCCGGACTGTCTACAAGCGAGTACAATAGAAAATCTGTTCTCGTTGAAGTGTCGGAACATTTTCTCTTGGTATGGATACAAGTCGAAGTTGACAAGTCCCTTATCAAGTGATATAATCTTGACATAGGTCTTCGCAAAGTATGCGGGATTTTGCATACATTTCTGATATTCCGAAACCTTGTGAGAATCCCATTCCTCGTTAACCCCATCCTTTTTAACGTTAGGATTACCAAGGTAATTATTCTTCTCGTATGGGCTCTGCATCAATCACCTTTTGTTCATTCTGTAGAAATCTTTGGAGTTCAGTCGTAGACCCGATAAAGAGATTGTTGTTTGTAGTACCGACTTGTTTGGGTTCCTCTTTCTCTACGTCCTTTTTCTTCTTGTTCAGTTCCATCAACTTGTCGTTGATGTCTGCCATGTTCTTCATCATGGTGGACAGGACTTCAAACGCACGAGGGTGTTCACTCTGTCGAGCGACCTCAATCATCAGATCCATAGACTCACGTCCCTTCTCAAGGATGTCGTAATACGTCTCCCTAGAATACTCGTAGTCTGTCTTTATATTCTTGTTGTCTTCACTCATCCGGCGCTATCCAAATACTGTACATTAAAACCATAGTCACTATCCGGACTCACATCAATTGGATCCGGTGTAATATTTATGTTATGAATAAAGGTGTCACTGTCTGCACCCATGAGATACAGATTGTTATTAACCTCTCTAATAATACTCTGAGTTTTCTCCGGTCCATAGAAAGACAGTTTCATGGTGAAGGTTAGATCATAAACGATTGTCCTTCTTGTCTCTAAAGGTCCATCGTAGGTATCTTGAAAGGTTATTCCTGTGAGGACGATTGGCACGTCCTCTTTAATATTCATCTCATCCGCAAAGGGTTTTACAGTAATTGAATACTGTGGGTTGAAGTATGGAATGATTTGTTCTACAATCTGTAGTGCATCATCTTGTGTCTTTGCAAACACACTGAGTTGGAAGTCGATGTCGTAGGGTACAGATGTGTACACCCGTTTACGTTTGTAATCATCTCCCGCTACGTTTTCGTAGAAAGAGTTTACCTTGGGTAACTGTCTGAGTGAGTCATACCGCATGTTGGTGATCTCGAAAGACATTCTAGGTAGTTTGACTGCAACTCTACGTTCTGCCTCTTCACCTCTCTGCATGGCTTCAAGTCTTTCGATAAAGTCTCTTCGGGGTGCATAGGACAGAGGAACCTTAGCGGTAGATATAGTCTGTCCACTTGCGTTCTGTCTTAGGACATAAAGGTTATTGAACAACGATCCGAATACGGATACCGCAGTCCTCACTCTCTTGTTGTAAAACCAAGTACCAAACATTAACTCATATCTCCAAACGGGTTACTTTCTGAGAAGTCTAAGAAGTCGCCCTCAAAGTCATCGAATATCTTATTCTGTGCGGTATTCTGAATCTCCTGTAACTCAGTCACCAATGAAGGAACGTGTTGCACCGAACCACTAGTAACCATGCGTGTTGTATTGAACTCGTGGAACTTCCCGTCTGTCGCACCTACGTGTGCGAGTTGCAGTACACGATCTGAATCTGACCAGTCCGTTACCTCGCCCTTCATTGTGTATGTAGGGAATACCTGAGTAACGATCTGTCCCGTAGCGAAGTCTCCTCCGTTTACAGGTGTATTGAAAGATACAGTAGATGTACCGTTGTAGTTGAAACCAGCAGTGTCTACTGTTAAAGATCCAATTCCACCCGAAGAGTTCAACACCGCAGTAACCGTAGGTAGAGTTCCGTTAGCGTGTTCAAGTAGAGATGTTCTTGAGTCACTATCATGTTCTACAGTAGGAACAGTGATTGTGTCGGAGTCTCCGGAATAACGACTTGCGAGAATCTGATTTTCTGTACCCGCAGAAACCTTGATCTCATCGATGTGACCGGAGAGACCACCATAAGATATACCATCCAGATCACGGGCGGCAACCGCACCAAACGAATACGTACCACTGATAAAGTCCGCAGTATTTGGAAGGGTAACGTTTGGTGTGACTCTACTTCCGTTTATGAACATGTACATGGTATCGCTGTCTTGACCGATACCTATGTGGTTCCAAGATCCCAAACTGAGAGTGACACCACCAACAATTTGTGCAGAGTCTCCCTCATTGTCTGCACGAGAGTATACAATACCTCCGCCTGAACCGACACCAAAGATATACTGTTTAGTACCTCCGTCTTGTCCACCACCAATGGTGAACATGGCACCTTGACCCGAAGTCGGATATGCATTGAGTCTCAGGAAGTATTCGACAAAACCACTACTGTCGATGAGTTTAAGATCGTTACCTTCAATACCTCTAGAGAGGGACATGTTGATAGAGTTTTCACCGAACTTAGCGGTGTTACCGGCCGAGTCGAAACCAGAGAATGTTGCAACAACCGCACCCGCACTATCATATCCCGCACCGGCGTGAGTAACTGTAAGTCCTGTAATACCTCCGTTGAAATCCAATCCATCAACGGTTGCGGCGGCGATACTACCCGTAGTATCATTAGGATGCATTGTCAGTGCATACTGATATGCACCCTCATATTCGATGATGTCAATATCGTCGATACCCGTGTCAAAGTCTTCGTCACTGTACTCGAAGAGTTCGCACTGAAGTCTGAACGTAGGTAGTTGACTGAGTTGGTAGAAAGGAGTTTCGGTTTCTACCTTAGTGATCTGCCAGATAGACTCTGACAATGGTGTGTAGATTACATCACCCTCACGTGGACGGAAGTTATTTTCGGTCAGATAGTCACCGATCAGTTTCTTCCAACGTCTACGTGCAACAACAAAGGTAGCTTGGTCACGCAACTCAATACCGAATTTCGTAAACAAGTCACCCTCACCCTGCCATCCTTCCACGTTCTCAATATACATCTCCACCTTATACGCATCAGTGAAGCGTGACGGAACGTCATCAAGAAAGACTTTATCTTTATTGACGATCTCTCGTGGAATGTAGTATACGTCTTGTCCGTAAAACTTCAGTGACTCAATCACCAAGTCTTCGTATAAGTTCTGTTCACTCTTTACAGACTGACTGATATATGGGTTGGTTGGCATACTGTTATCCTATAAAGAACATAGGTCCAACATCTTCCTCTTCCCTAAACTTAGTTAAGATTCTTTCGATGTCAGTTTGTGCATCCTCGTAGATTTGTCGCCCAGATATGGTGACACCGCCAGGAAGTTGCATCCCTTCAAATTTCAATAAATTCTGTCCCCACTGTTTTTTGATGATTGCAGTTGTGTATTCTTTTAGGAACTTGTGGTTCCACAGAGACAAGTAGTCCGAACTACCAGAAGACGGAGTTCGAATACCGTAAACCTCAATAACAACATAGTCACCCACACTCACCTTCTCGCTACTCATATAGAAGTAGAGTCGGTTCTCTTGTTTTGAAAATGTCACTTCGGGCATACCCGTTAGTTTCATATCAAGTAGAGACAGGTGTTGTTGCAACATTTCGTAGTACGCAATATCACCGGCATAATTATTTAGATCGGTGATATCGTTCAACATCATCTGATATTTGATGTCGAAGAAGTTGGTTGTTTGTGACACAGTATTAACAGGGAACATACGGACCACAGTGTTAATGTCTGTATTCCCCAGATCCAGATATCCATTATTGATGTCCGTCTGTGACAATTGATGAGACACGTAGAAACGGCGAGACCCATCCGGATGATGTTCCCGAAACCATTGCAAAGACTCATCAACCCTGTCATCCAGTTGTTCGTCATCTATATTGATTTCGATGACCGGATGTCCAAGTGCACGTAAACAATAATCTATAAACTCGTCTCTAGTATTTGGTGTCGCCATTTGTTATTCCTTTAGTTCAACAAAGTTCCACTAGAATTATACACGTTGATCCTGTAGTAAGAACCGTGTTGACCATCAAGTAAGTCTGCATCTAGGCCGGATGTTGCACCATCCACAGTTTTGATTGCAGTCAAGAGTTCGTTTGCGGTAGAGTATGTCTCACTGAATGAGAACACACCCGTCCCAGAGTTATAGGATAAGTCTCCACCTGCACTTACCAACCCTCTTACTTCTGCATCGGTACGTTCAGTGAAACTCATCACACCAGTACCAGAGTTGTAACTTAGGTCACCACCCGCACTGATCAGTCCACGAACTTGAGCGTCTGTTCTCTGAGTGAATGTTAATTGTCCACTTGCAGAATCGTAAGTTAAGTCACCACCAACGTTCAGAGCGTTACGGGCCCTTGTGTCTGTGTAGTACAGATTGGTTGACCCTTCAGGAAGATCGTCGGTCTTCAGGTGGTTGATACCATCACTGTCAATAGTTGCAGTGAGGGTTACGTTACCACTTCCGTTAAACGAAACCGCACTCGCAGTCACGTCTCCCGTAATAGAGAAGTTACGTGAGTTCTGTAGAATGGTTGCAGACCCAGCGTTACCTGACACCGTACCTGTCACATTACCTGTCACATTACCTTCTAATGTGTCAACTACAAGGATACCGGCGGAGAAAGAAGAGTCCGTGATATCGATTGAACCAGAAGGTTCTGGATAGTATTCGTCAACCAGTCTCCATCTACTTGCGGACACATCGTAGAACATACCCACGTGGGTATATCCAACACCCGTACCACCCGTGTTTCTGTTAGAGAAGAAACCAGTGTCTACGTCTGTAGGAGCGGCAGTACCAGTCCACTTATCACCTGTGGTGTGACCAGTTGTCGCACCAAAGTTGATAGAGATACCGGCGTCAAGTAACTGATCACCACCCGTGATATTGATTCCGGTTGCCTGAGGTGATGCGGAATCATAACCCCATTCAAACTGATCGGGTGTCCCTGTTGTACCAATCTTCACATAGAAGTTTGTAGATGCAGTTCCAGAGAAGTGTCCTGCAAAGTACGCATCGTCCAGACCACTACCCGTAAAGGCGGTGTTGGTCTCACCGATTGTGTCACCAGCGTTGAGGTAGTTAAACGCCGCACCGATAGAGACGTTCTCCGAAGACGCAATAGTCTGAGTACCCAATACTGTGAGGTTACCATCGACCTGTAGGTCATCACCAATGTGTGCAGAAGTTCTTACACGGAAACTATTGACAGAGTGGTTCTGTTGGTTTATAATAACCTTACCGTTTGTGACAGAGGATTCAATAACCCAACCCAAACACATTGGATAGTTCGGGTATGTGGGAGATGCATTCTGAGTTGCACCATCTGTCAGACCCGCAAAGAAGTTTTGACCAGCGGTTAGATGCGAGGTGTCGAAGTCATTCAGTACACCCGCAACGCAGATCATACCATACGTACCATCCGCAATGTCTTCTGCAGCGAGACCTTGTACGTTATACTTGGAGTCATCTGTTGCATTTGCAAGTGCAACGGTAGGACATTCCCTACCATCATCTGCTGTTCTGTTACCACTGTAGTAGAGGGGTTTACCCTTTGAGATCGTAGAACCAGTGTCATTGTACACTCGTTCCATGACCTGTTGACCAAGTTCAATTGCTACGTCTACGTCTGTGTAGAAATTTAGATTCTTGTGATGTGGATCATACCACATTGCACCTTCAGCGAATCCAATGTGACTGTCTGCCCAGTTAGTCTTGAAATTAAT